TTTATTCTGGCGCTCTTGTTACTACTACTCCGACAATCGCCACGGCTACTAGCACAACAATTCTTGCTGCTAATCCAAACCGTAAGCTATTGATTATCCAAAATAATTCAGCGGCTAACGTAGCTATTGGATTAAATAATGAAACGCTTTCAGGTATTGCTCCAACCAGCACTAACAAATGCTATGTGCTTCCATCTACGGCTGGTGCAAATACGCTTGTGTTGAAAGATATGTCACTTCCATCTGGCGCTATAACGGCGTACCAGACAAGTGGTGCCAGTATCAATACGGTCGTCGTTATAGAAGGTTAGTGCTATAAGTTATGTACGCATAGTGCGTATTTAACTTAGGAGAACTATGGCACAAATAGACTGGAACAATTTAATGAACGGACAAATGCAGCCTCGGAAGCGATTCCATGGCGCTAATGTCCGTTTCTTTAATGCGTACAATGAGAACAAGGAAAAGTCACTTGCCGCTGGACGAGCAATCTTTGACGAAATTCCTTCTATCTCTATTCAATACCCAGGCGGTGACGAAACTGTTCGTAAGATTGAGCCACAAGACGTAGCTGATTATCCAGAGCTATACGCTGCATTTAAGGCTGGTAGCGAGGTTGTAGTAAGTGGAACACCACTTGCTGAGTGGACATTGATGAACGGTTCTACGCTTCGTGAGTTACAGCATCTTGGATTCAAGACTGTTGAGCAGCTTGCAGAAGCTAATGATGAGATTAAGCGGCGTCTTGGACCAACTGGACGATTTATCAAAATGGCTAAGGATTGGCTGGAAGCAGCTAATTCGACTCAGTTCAACGTAGTTGCTCTTAAACAGCAGCTTGAGCGTGAGCAAAAGAGAACAGCTAAATTAGAAGAACAGGTAGAGTTGTTATTGCAACGAGTAGAAGGTAACGAAGGCACTGACCTTCGTACACGTCGAAAGGAGGTGATCCGTTCTATCGAGGTTGATGAGTCGGTTGAAGAAGGTAGCCAAGATGAGTTTGAGGAAGAAGTAGTTTCTGAAGCTCCAAAGCGTAGAGGACGACCAAGAAAAGTATGAGCTTAGTAACCGCAGTTCAAAACGTAGCAAACGAAGCTGGTTACACTGTTGAAAGCGGTGTGACTAATTCGACTGAAACAACTACTAAACAACTGCGGACTATAGCGCAGCGGATTAACCACGATATAGCTGATCAATACCCTTGGCCCCAGCTATACGCATCCGCTTCAATAACGCTGGTGGCAGGGCAAGCAACGTATCCTCTGCCATCGGCGTTTTCTTGGTATCACTATGAGACATTCTGGAATTCCTCTACACGTTGGAGGATCCTCGGTCCAATGTCTCCACAAGAGTATGCTGAGATTCGTGGATATGGTTTGAACACGACTGTATACCAACGCTTTCAGATTCGTGGTCTTACCAATAATGAACTGTTAATTTCTCCAACTCCTACAGCATCACAGAACGGTAACGTAATTATCTTTGAGTATATTGCTGATAGAAGCGTGCGTCCTGCAACATGGACAGCTTCAACTGTTTATGCTTCTAATGCGTATACTTTCTACAACGGCAACTACTATCAAACCACTGCTGGTGGAACTTCTGGCGCTACTCCTCCAACGCATACAAGCGGTTCTGCATCAGATGGTGGAGTTACTTGGACATATTACAACGGCTCATACAGTGATTTCTTGGCTGATACTGACGAGACAGTATTCAATCAAAAAACACTTGAGCAGGGTATGTTAGAGCGATTTGCTGAGATTCACGGGTTAGATACTATCCAGCCTCGATACCTTGTTCAGATGAACGAGGATTATTCACGACAACAAGTTAGCAAGATTATTTATGCTGGTGGTCATACTAGAGCAGAACTGTTTGCTCGTGCTGGCACAGCAGTATTTGGAACGTGGACATAATTATGGCGATGCAAGCACCACCACCAGCAAAAGGCATGAGTCCACAGGACTATTATAATACGCTTACGTCTCAAGGGTTTCGTCCTTGGGAAGCTTACAATGCTGTTCAAGCTAGTTTTGGACCTCCTAAGACTCCAGAACAAAGAGCTAAAGAACAGGCATCAGCAGAACAAAATGCAGCATTGGCGCAAACAGGTGGAACAATCGGAGGTTTGTTAGTTGCTAGAGAAGCAATGGCTGGGTTTCCTAATGTAGCTGGATTATTTGGTTCTGGTGCTGGCGCTGGTGCTGTTGAAATGCCAGCAGCATTGGGTGGTGCTGAAGCATTAGGTGGATCAACTGTTGCAACTCCTACACTACTTGGAGCGCAAACAGTTGGTGGTGCTGGAACGACTGCTGGAACTAGCACTTTAGGTTCAGTTGGTTCTGTAGCATTACCAGTTGCAGCAACCGTTGCAGTTCTCAGCAATGCCTGGGAAACAGGAATGAAAGATATTCTTCGTGGCAGAGGTGATCGTGCTGATTGGATTAACCAAGGTGTAAACATGGCAACTGGGGCAGTTCCAAACATTGCCCTACGACTGCTTGGTAAACGCTCAATTGGCAAAATGATGACAACTGGTAAATCTGATGCTCAATTGCAAAGAGATGATTTCCGTGGGTTGCTTAAACAAACTGGCGTTGCCGATGATAAGTACAATGTAACACTAGCAGACGGATCTACATTTAACATTGGACTTGATGGCAAAACTAAATATCAGAATGTTGGCGAAAACGTTGATGGTAAAAAGACTCGAAATGCGTGGGATGTTGATTGGTCTAATCCATTAGCAAAATATGCCGTTTCGCAAATTGATCCTAAAATTCGTAGTATTTATGAAGGTGTTGATGGCAAGGTTAAGCCAGAGCAATACACTGGCATGTTAGTTAATGCAGTAACTTCCAATGCTAAAAACGAAAAAGATGTTCAAGCAAATATAGCTGCAATGCTTGGCAAATCTACTTTTGCACAACAGCCACAGCAAACACCTGGCGTATCAACTAGACCACCTGCGCCACTACCACAAGGAACACCAACGACACCTATACCGCCACAAGCTAAACCTGGTAAGGAATCTATTGGTGATGTTTTAAAACGATTTGCAAATAAGAAATAAGGACTATATGGCAGCAAAAGGATCGGCACTTAAAGGAGCATTAGCAGCAGCGCCACGAGGTGGACGAGTAACATCATTGCCAGTAGGTAAGCCACCAGCGCCAACAGCAGGATTGCAACGGCTATCTCCTGGCGTATATCGCAATCAGCAAGGCAATCTTGTTAATTCATCTGGTGGTGCTTTGCCTGGTCAACGACCACAACAGCGACCTCCAGTAGCTATGCCAACACAAGGAACAGGTTCGCAAGTTTTAATAACTCCAACACCACAACAACAACCAACATTCCGACCACCAGCACCACTACCACAGGATGGACAAGCTATGTTCTACACTGGTGGCACTCCTAATTTTAATGAGCTTACTGGAATGTATAACCAGCCAGCATACTCATATCCTGGACAAGATTATTGGAAATATATGATGCAGAGTTCTGTTCCACAGCAGGGAATACAACAAGCTGCATCACAAGCAACTCCACAACAGCCACAACAACAAGGAATAGTGGCTCCACAAAACCCAATGTATAAAGGAAACATTTACTAATGCCATTCAATACGATGCCACCAAGAACTTCAGCTAAGTTTGCTCCGCAATCTAATGGTGCAAATCAGGTTCTTGGTGCATCTATGGTATCAGCGTTGCAAAACAATCCAGCGCAACAGCAAGCCGCTGATCAACCGTTTAATCCTACTGATGAGCAAAGAAAAGGATTTTTAGCAGTTGAAGCACAAAGCCAATCTGTTCCGCATACTGTAGGCATGTCGCCAGTAGCTACTGGTAATAATCCAGCACAGCAACAACAGACGAGTGGAGCACAACAGCAAGTGCAGCAGATGAACGCTCCAATCAATCAGCAAACGCCTTGGGTAAGTTCTGCTGGTCCTAATGCTTGGGCACAAACGCAAGCACCACCACCAGAGATTTCTAGTCGCTTTGCTGGTGGATATTTCAATCAGTGGCAGCCTGGAAACGTATGGAATCAATCCATGCAAAACGCTCAATACCAAATGCCTTATAATCAGATAAAGAGGTGAGATGAGCTTCCAAGGTTATACAATGCCACCACCTTCATCTGGGTTGGACTTGG